AAGCAATTGAAAATCAGATGTTCAGAGATTTTAACACTAAAGAAATTCAAAGAAAATATGCGAGAAAAAAAGCAATAAAAAATATATTTAAAATATTACTGATAGGTTTTTTAGTAACATGCGGAATAGCATTTTTAAAATAACCCAGTCGTAGAAAGTCGTTTCTATTAAAAAAGAATTAGGAATGATAGAACAGGATAATGTTAATAATCCAAACCATTACAAATTGGATTGCTTGGACGTAGAAGTTATAGATGTGATAAAAGCAACTGTGAAAGATTTTAATAGTTTTTGTCACGGAAATATAATTAAATATGTGTTAAGAGCAAATAAGAAAAATGGGATTGAGGACTTCAAAAAGGCTAGGAAATATATTGATATGATGGTTCGGGAGGTGGAAGTTAATGGAAAACAGAGTGTATAAATCCATGGCTATACTAGCAATGATTATCTACATGATAATTGTGTTTAAGGAGATAGACAAAGCTAGAAATTTTTTAGAGTTGATTAAAGCGCTAATTAAAAATATAGCATGTATTGGAGTTGGATGTTTTGTATTCTATATTGGAGATAAAAATTAAATTTTGGAGGGAAAATATGACAGAAATAGAAATTGACAAAATAGCGGATGAAGTGGCAAATAGAGTTGCAGAAAAATTAAGACAGGCAAATAAAATAGATAAGTACAAAGAAACAGAAGCGATGTTAAGGGCATACCCAAACTACAAAAGAATAATTGAGAAAAATAACGAGCGTATTAACGATATAATAGAAAACGGATTAGGAGAAGCAAGAAAAGGGAAAAGAGAGGAAAATGTCCAAGGGGGATTAAAAAAATACGAAGGTATTCCAGAAAAAGAAATAGAAAAAATTGAACATTTAAAATCTGAAAACTTGAAAATGGAAAAGAGAATGTTAAGAGTAGAGAACGCATTGATGAGTATTGAGGGTGATAAATATTACAATGTTATATATTTTAGGTATCTTAAAGAGTGGACGATTGAAGAAATAGCAAGAGAGTTGGGAGTGACTGAAAAAACTGTTGGGACAAATAGAACAAGACTGGTTAAAGAATTGCAGTTTAACTTGTTTCCTGAGGTACTTTTGGATTAGAGGACTTGACAAAATTACCGATAGGCTACCTTTTGGCTACCTTGACATTACCTTTTTATATGGTATAATATGTTAGAATGTGAAAAATGTAAAAGACATTTAATAAACCATTCCACTTATAAGTATCAGTTATTTTAACTGTCAAAAGACGGTATTCTTTTTATAACCGTCTTTTTTTTGTTTATAAATACTTTTTAGTATATCGCCTTGTGATTCGGCAGCCGCTTAGAATTGCAAGGCACTTTTATTTTTGAGGAGGTGGAGAACTTGACATGAAATTGACGGAGAAACAGAAAAGATTTGCAGATTACTACATTGAAACTGGAAATATAACAGAAGCAGCAGTAAAGGCAGGATACAGTAAGAAGACAGCGAGAGTTATTGGGCAGGAAAACTTGCTTAAACCTGCTATAAAAGGCTACATCGACGAAAAACTGGAAGCCATGCAGGATGAGAGGACGGCATCCGCCAAGGAAGTGCTTGAGTTTTTGACTAAGTCGATGAGAGGGGAAATCAAAGAGGAAGTTGTCGTTGTCGAAGGAACTGGGGACGGAACAAGTGAAGCTAGAATGGTTAAAAAGCAGATAGGTCTACGAGATAGAATTAAGTCAGCAGAACTGCTTGGTAAACGATATAGGCTATTCACAGATAAAGTTGAAGTTGACGGAGTTGTGCCAGTTATGATTGTGGGTGAAGATGAACTTGAAGAGTAAGAAAGTGAAACTGCCGGAGCTTGTTGGAAAAGGATATAAAGATTTTTGGAACTTCAAGGGAAGATACAGAGTATGTAAAGGCAGCCGTGGGAGTAAAAAAAGTAAAACAACGGCGTTATTTTTTATTTATTCAATGATGAAATATCCTGAAGCAAACTTGCTTGTGGTAAGAAAAGTTTATCGGACGTTAAAGGATAGCTGCTTTACAGACTTGAAATGGGCTATAAATATATTAGGGGTACAGGATTACTGGTCAGTTAAAGAAAGTCCGTTGGAAATAATTTACATACCTACAGGGCAGAAAATACTATTTAGAGGACTGGACGATCCGCTTAAAGTTACTTCAATAACAGTTGAAACTGGAAATCTATGCTGGGCGTGGATTGAGGAAGCCTATGAGATAAATAAGGAGCAGGATTTTAATATGCTTGACGAAAGTATAAGAGGTACTGTTGAAGAGCCATTGTATAAGCAGATTACACTCACGTTTAATCCTTGGAACGAAAGACACTGGATAAAGAAAAGATTTTTTGACGCAGAAGACGACAACATAATGGCAAAGACAACCAACTATATGTGCAATGAATGGCTTGACGAAAGTGATAAGAAACTGTTCGAGGATATGAAAAAAAACAACCCTAGACGGTATCAGGTGGCAGGGCTTGGAAACTGGGGAATTGTTGAAGGGCTTGTTTATGAAAACTGGGAAGAAAAAGAATTTGATTGGAGAGAAATTTTAAATAAGAGACAAAAAGCAAAAGCAGTATTTGGGCTAGATTTTGGATATACCAATGACCCTGCTGCTTTTTTTTGTGGGATATTAGACCGGGAACAGAAAGAAATTTATGTTTTTGATGAGATGTATCAAAAGAGATTGCAAAACACGGCTATTTACAGAAATATAGAAAAACTTGGTTTCAAAAAAGAAATCATAGTTGCTGACAGTGAGGAACCAAAGAGCATAGAACATTTAAGAAGCTTGGGATTGACAAGGATAAAAGCATCTAAAAAAGGGAAAGATAGTATAAATGCTGGAATACAATTTATTCAGGATTTTAAAATTTTTATCCATCCAAGGTGTGTAAATTTTTTAACAGAGATATCTAATTATGCTTGGGATAAAGATAAATTTGGAAAAGCAGTAAATAAACCGATAGATGACTTTAATCATTTAATGGATGCCATGAGATATGCACTTGAGGATTATATGAGAAATAACCGAATGACTACGATTAATAAAAATATATTGGGGGTGAGATAGGTGCAAATAACAGTATTGGAAAAAGCACTATGGGACTTTTTAGTGAAAGATTTAGTGAGATTGCAGAAACTGGAGGATTATTATACGGGGAAACATAAAATACTGGAAAAACAGGACAGGTTGAAAGAAAAACAGGATAGTAAGCTTATCCATAATTTTCCAAGTTACATAACAACAATAGCTACGGCATATTTCATCGGGAAAAACATAAATTATAAGCTGTTAAAGGAAAATCTGATAAATGAATATGAGATGGTTGGAAAATATTTAGCTACGGAGGAAGAACAGCAATGCAACTTTGAACACGCTGAAAACTGTTCGATTTTCGGATGTTCATACGAATTATGGTATAAAAATATAGATAATACGATAAACTTTAAGGTTTTAGATCCACGTGATGTATTTGTTATCAGGGATAATACGATAGACAAAAATATCAAATACGCAGTCCGTTGGAGTAGAGAGAAAAACGAAAATAACGAGTATAATTATATATTAGAGATTTATGACAACAAAACTGTAACTGTCAATACATTTACTTCTGTCATGGATTATAAAGGGGTAATATTGACCCCTCAGGCACAGGGAGAAACCAGACTGCATGGATTTAACAGAGTGCCTTTGATTGAATTTGCTAATAATAAGCGGAAACTGGGAGACTTTGAAAAAGTAATCACATTGATTGATGGGTATAACGAGGCAGTGTCGACTTCATTAGACGACATGAAAGATTTTACAGACGCAATTCTCGTGTTGACTAATATGCAGGGAACGGATGAAGAAGATATAAAAAGCCTGAAAAAGAATAAAGTAATGCTTTTGGGAGAAAACGGAGATGCTAAATGGCTGATAAAAAATGTAAATGATACATATTCCCAAAACAATAAAAATAGATTAAATCAGGACATACATAAATTTTCTTTCATACCTGATATGCAAGATGAACAGTTTGCAGGGAACAGTTCAGGGGTTGCGTTAGGGTATAAACTGTTAGCACTGGAGCAGTTATCAGCACAAAAAGAAATGTACTTTAAAAAAGCATTGAACGAAAGGTTGGAATTAATTTTAGACTATTTCAATTTGAATCTCGTACCGCTGGATATACAGAAAATATTTACAAGAAATACTCCTGAAAATTTGGTTGAGCTTTCCAATGTAATAACAAATTTACAGGGTGTTGTATCACAGGAAAGTTTAATATCACTACTACCTTTTGTTGAAGATACGGAAGCGGAATTGAAAAAGATTGAAAAAGAAAATCAGATTGAACAACCTTTGGAGTATAAGGGGTTAGCAAATGAACAGGAAGAAACAGATGAAAGAGAGTAATAAAGAATATTGGAAAAAAAGACAGCTTGCAAGAGAGGAGCTATCATTTAACGAAGGTACAAAAGCATATAGAGAGTATGTAAAAATACTTCGTGAAAGTAAAAAAGAAATAGAGAGTAAAATAGCCCAGTTATATGCTAAATATCAGAATGAAGTAAAAAAGTTAGGTGTTGACAAAATCCAAGTTAACACACTGCTTCGTGGCACTGAATATAAACAATGGCGATATGATATAGAAAAATACGTAAAGGAAATTGAAAAGCTGAAAAAAACTAATCCTGTTGAATTTAGAAAACTGTCAATTGAACTTGAAACACTGGCATATAGGAGCCGTATCAGTCGACTGGACAGCTTGAAAGCTGGTATTGACTATGAACTTATACAGGCTGGGGAGAAAATGAATAATAAAGTGACAGATACATTAACCGAGGTATATAAAGATACTTATACCTCACTCACTGAGGATTTAAAATTAAAAAAAGGAGTAATCAGCAGTAGTGTAGTAAAGAAAGCTCTGGAGAACGAATGGAGCGGGGCTAACTGTTCAAGTAGAATATGGAATAATACTGATAATTTAGCAAAAGCGATAAAAAAAGAAGTAATTGTAGGGCTAAATAGAGGTATCAACTATAAAACTATTTCACAAAATATAGCCAAGAAGTTTGAGACTAGCTATAGAAATGCTGAGAGATTAGTAAGAACTGAAACTAATCACATACAAAATCAAGCGACACTTGCAGGATATAAAGATGCTGGAGTTGTTAAGTATGAGTTTTTAGCAGTACTGGATAGTAGGACAAGCCATACTTGTGCTAGTCTTAATGGTGAAATATTTAAAACGGAAAATGCTATGGAAGGAGAAAATTATCCGCCAATGCACCCGCATTGTAGAAGTACTACAGTACCTTATGAATATGCGGATTCAGATTTAGTTAATGAAACTTCAAAAGAAGATTTTGAAAATAATGAAAATGAAGGTGTAATTGATAATATATGAAAGATGGATAGTAATAAATCATTATGAAAAAGCAAAAGAGTAGTTTTGTACTGCTCTTTTTTATTTGTCGTACTGAGGGACATTAAACATCTGGATAGAAAATAGTCGACAGACTTTAAATGGGAGGATAATTATGTCAGAAAATACATTTACACAGGAACAAGTAGATGAAATGATTAAAGAAAGAATTGCAAGAGAGAGAAAAAAGTTTGAAAGTGAGAAAAAAGAGTTGGAGAGAAAGCACGGAGAGACAATTGAAGACTACGAAACAAGAATCAATAATGCTAATCTTACTGCAGAAGAGAAGTATAATAAGAGCCTTGCTGAACTTCAAAAACAGCTTGAAAGTTCAAATTCAGAGCTTGCAACTATGAAAACTAATGAATTGAAAAAAGCAGCATTAGGGAAATATAAAATTCCTGACAGTTTTTTAGGCAGCATTACTGGAAATACTCAAGAAGAGATTGAAGATAGTGTGAAATCTTTTTCTGAGAATTTATCTAGTTATCTTAAAACACAAAGCGGAGGAACACCAAACTCTTTAAATGGTGGAAGTGAAGGAGAAAAAGATAAAAAAGACATAGGGCTTGAAGCATTTGATAAGGCTTTTAGTTCTTTTTAATTTAAAGGAGATGATAGAATATGGCAATGATTTACACTGAATTATTTGCAGACAAAATTGATGAAAGATTTACAAGTGAAGCAGTATCGCAGAAAATAGTAAATAATGATTACAGCTTTGTAGGAGCTAAAACTGTAAAAGTGACTTCAATTAATACAGTTGATAATAGGGACTATAACAGAAATACAGGTTATGGAAATGCGGACATTTTGCAAAATTCAATCCAAGAATTGACATTAACAAAAGATAGAGCTTTTAAAATGCTTTTGGATAAAATGGACGAAGATGAGACAAAAATTAAGGCAGGAGAAGTACTAGCAAGACAGTTAAGGGAAAGAGTAATTCCTGAAATTGAGAAATACAGATTTGAAACAATCCTTAAATCTTGTGATACAAATTCGCAGACAGTGACAGGGCTTACAGCTAGCAACGCTTATGCTAAATTCTTGGAAGCACAAGAAAAATTAAATGATGAAGATGTGCCACAAAATAGAATTGCTTATGTTATACCTGAGTTTTTGACCAAACTAAAAAAGGATGACAACTTTATTAAAGCCTCGGATATTGGACAAAATATAGCAATAAACGGATTGGTAGGAATGGTTGACGGAGTGCCAATCGTAAGAGTTACTAAAAAATGGATGGAAGCTAAAACTGGAACGCCAGCAACTACTAAAAAATATGCTTGTTTAGTCGGACATAATTCAGCAACAGTAGCCCCAGTGAAATTGGCTGAATACAGAGTGGTTACAGATTCTGAGAATTATTCAGGAACTTTATTTTTAGGTAGATTTTACTACGATTGTTTTGTGTTGAATAATAAGGCAAAAGGTTTGGTTGCAATTGAAGCTTAGAGGAGAAAGTGTGGTTAAATGCCATACTTTTTTTATTTTTAAGAGGTAATAGAAATGACTGAATTAATTGATGAAATTTATGAAAAAATAAAAATTATTTCTGATGTAACACCAAATGAAATGAAGACTAAATTTGCTATTGAAAGTATTGTTCAAGATAGTATTAACTATATGAACCGCGAAGATTTTCCAAGAGAATTGATAACTCCTATAACAAAATATATTTTTAAATATAATTTTGATAAAAATAGAAATATAAAATCTATGAAAAGTGGAGATAGACAGGTTGAATTTGTAACTGAGTTAAACGACGATGTGGAATTTAGGAAAAGTTTGAATCGTTTTAGAAAACTTGGGGTTATAAAATAGGGAGGTGTAAAATGCTTAATGAGTTTTTTAATACTGATACAATAGTAGAAGTCAAAAGAAGTGCAAAAACAAAAACTGAATATGGGCTAACGGATCAAGATTGGAAAGTTATTTACACCAATATCAAGTGCCAGTTAAGTGTAGGAATTTTAAGGGCTACTGAAACCGGAATTATAAACAGTTCTAGAAATACATACAAAATACTGGTTGATAATGATGTAGAAATAAAACAGAATGATATTTTATTGGTAAATAAAGGTGGTATAGAATATAAATTTAAAGCTGGTAAACCGATAAAATATACTGATTTTATGGAACATCAGGAAATAACAGTGGAGGAAGTGGAAAGAAATGAAACTTAGCGGTGACTGGGAAAAACTAGCAAAAAAATTAGAAAAACTAGCTACTGATACTCCACAAAAAGTAGGAACGACACTTAAACAAGTTGCTGAAGAAGTGGTAGGAGAAGTGAAAGAGCAGACCCCTGTAGATACTGGACAGTTAAGAATGGGCTGGCATAGGGAAAATGGTGGAAGTTTCAAACAGATAATTTACAACAACGTGGAGTATGTGAACCATGTCGAGTATGGTCATAGAGTAGTTTATTTTGGTAAAGAGACAGGTGGAGTAGTACCAGGCGTGTTTATGTTAAAGAAAACAATAGAAAAATTAGAACCTATATTCAAAGACGAAATAGGGTCAACAATAAAAGCGGAGTTTGAATAATAATGAGATTTATAGATTTTATAAAATCATTGAGTGGAAAAATAGACAGTTTTACGGGTAAAGAAGTTGGAATTGATAATATAAATAAGTTATCCAGACCTGCATATTTTATACAGGTGATTGATTATAAAAAAGAGTTTTTTGCAAATTATAAAGAGAAGATATTTATTAGTGTAGATATTATGTACATTCCTGAAAATGATGAAAATAACAAAGCGGAAATATATAATGCGCTTGATGAGTTAGATAACATGTTTGAAGTTAGAGGAAATAAGATTTTAAAAGTTAAAGATAGATGTCTAACTTTAAAAAATGAGGGCACAAAAATAGTAGATGGTCTAGGTCATTATATTTTTGATTTAGATTTATTTGATGTCTACGGGACTGATTTGAGAACTTTTGACAATAGTATTGAGACAATAAGAAAAATATTGAATGATGACAACACTGAATTAACGGAATATGAGTTGCTAAAAAAATTAGAGTTATTTGATGAAAAAGGTAATAAAGTATCGTTATTTGATGAGAATAATGATTTAATCAGTGATGAGGTGTTTAAAAAATTATCATTATTTGATAAAAACGGAGTTCCATTTAATTACAAGATAATGAGAAATTTAAAAATGAAATTAAAGAGATAAAGGAGTGATAAAATGGCAATAGTCGGACAAATTAATGCAAGTCCAAGCATTAGTATTGCATTTAAAACATTGGCAACGACAGCTATTCAAAGAAGTGAAAGAGGTACTGTATGCCTGATTTTGAAGGATAAAAAAGCCACTGGGAAGTGGTATACCTTTAAAACGATAGCGGATGTTGAAACTAAAAGCTGGGATGCAGAGAGCATAAAATATATCAATTTAGCTATGCATTACGGAGCATTTAAAGTATTAGTCAGAGTTGTGCAGAACGAAGAAAGTACAGATAAAGTACTGAAAGATTTAGAAATGAGAAAATTTAACTGGCTGGCTTACCCACAGGCAATAGAATCAGATGATCAGGTTGTTGTGAACTGGATAAAGCGGCAATTTGAAACTGATGGTGCAATTGGAAAAACTGTTAAATATGTATCAAGCTATGCAAATAAGACAGATCATGTGGCTATTGTAGAACTTGCGAATGGTGGGACATATAAGTCTATTTATGGAGATTTTACAGCACAGGAATATACAGCGGCAATTGCAGGACTTATTGCAGGTATGCCATTAAACCGTAGTGCTGATAATCACATCATGAATGATTTGAAAGAAGTTGAAGATTATGAGCCTAAACTTGGTAAATTCAGTTTATACACTGATGAAGATGTGATTAGGGTAAATTATGGTGTTAATTCCAAAACTACTTTTGACAGCACTTGGAAAAAGGATACAAGAAAAATTAAAGTTGTTGAGGGTATGTGCTTTATCGTAGATGATATAAGGGACACATTCAAAAAATATTGGATTGGGAATTACATTAGTGATTATGATAACAAAATGAATTTCTGTTCAAATATAACAAAAGTATACTTTAAAGAAATGTCGCCAAATGTATTGAATGGAGATTACGATAATAAAGTAGAAATTGATATTGAAGCACAAAAAAAAGCAATCATTACAGATGGATTGAAAACAGATGGTATGACGGATTTAGAAATTTTACAGTATCCTACTGGTGATGAAGTTTATTTAACTGGCGACGTAAGGTTTGTAGACACTATGGCTTCGCTTAGCTTAATAATGACGATGTAATGAAAAGGAGTTGATAAAATGTCGGAAAATATAAGAGGAAACAGAACAATATCAGGAGCTTATGGAGAACTATGGCTTGATAATGAAAAAGTAGCAGAATTAAAATCTGTAGAAGCTAAAATTACAACAGAAAGAAAGGAGGTGCAGTTAGGGATTTCTATTGACAGTAAAATAACAGGATTGAAAGGCGAAGGAACAGTTACAGTATTTAAAGTTTATACTCGTGGAAAAAGAATACTTGAAAATTGGATAAAAGGAAAAGATGTAAGGAGTAGAATAGTAACATCAATTAAAGATCCGGATAGTTTGAAAGGGCAAGAAGAGAGAGTGTCGATTGATAATGTTTGGTTTGATTCAATTGAATTAGCAAAATTCTCAAGAGGAGAAATAGTTGAAGAAGAAATACCTTTTGGCTTTACTCCTAGTGATGTTAAATATGAAAATGTAATAAAATAAGAAAAGGCAGGTATGGAATGAATATAACAGTAGAAATGTTGCTTGAAAATAGCAAAAAAATAGAAAGAAAAGAAACTGTAAAGGTTAAAATTGAGGAATTGAATGGAGCTGTTTTAGAATTAGAAGTATTGAACAGAATGGAAATATTGGATATTTTATCCAGTAATAGTACAGACAAAGATAGTGAATTAATTTATACTTCAGGAAAAATATTCAAAGATGAAAAATTAATTACACAATTGGGTTGTCAAATGAATCCGATTGAAGTTGTGCCAAAAGTACTGAGCCAATCCACTATAGTAAATATTTCAGAATTGCTTATGAAAAAAGCTGGGTGGAATGAAAAATTTACCGTTGAAGAGGTGGTTGAAGAAATAAAAAACTAATCAAGGGCGACTGGAAAGCAAAAACAGTCGCTCACTATTTAAATTGCGGACACAGTCTGCAAAGTTTACGGGAATTAAGTAATTCAGATTTGTTGTTTATGTTTTTTATGATTGGAGGTGGATTAGAAAATGAGTGAATATAAATTGAGTGCTTCACTTGAATTGAAAGATAAGTTTACTGATGTAGCAAAAAAGGCTGGAAGTTCATTGGGAACATTGAAAGATAAAGTTGGCGGTATCGCTGGTAAAATAAAAAACGAATTTAACGGAGTAAAAGGAGCATTGGCAACTGTTGGAGTTGGTATTGGAGCGAGTGCGGCAGTCAGTGTATTAAAATCTTCTGTCGAAGCCTATGCAAATTTGGAAGACCAGGTCAGAAGAAATAAGGCTATCATGGGAGCTACAGCACAGCAAGAAAAACAACTTATGCAACAGACAAGAGATTTGGGTAGGTCAACTAAATTTACAGCTCAAGAAGTAGCTGAAGCACAAATGTACCAGGCAATGGCAGGGATGAAAACAAATGAAGTGCTAGAAATGACACCAAAACTTTTGAAAATGTCAATTGCAGCTGGAAGTGATTTTGCTCAAACTTCTGATATAGTTACTGATAATTTAACAGCTTTTGGTATGTCGTTAAAAGATTCTGACAGACT